GTACATATGTGTACCTATGGTGGGGACGGTCCGTCACAGGATCATACTTTAATACTTGTAATAAGTGATGACTCAGGAGGAGAGCAGTTGGAAACAACTGCAGGACTCGTGTTGGCTGGTTTTCGACCGGGTAGTTAATCCGATTAAAAGGGTTTCTATTGTCCACTACATTTAACATATAAAAAATAATTTCTATGAAATGTTCTTTAATTTGTTTTTCTAGGAAAACTCCTTTATGGAGTTCCAAACTCATCGCTGGCCGCGTAACGGCCAAGTCAAAGAAAACACTGGACATTCATGGCTCTCTTGTCAAGAGCAATCAAATTGATTCTGAGAAAGGTACAACCTCACCCACTGTATCTCAAGTGATTACTAAACAAAATATAAAATCTTCTGGAGAGGGTTCTCCAACGAAAAAATTACCTTTGTCTACAAAAGGCAAAGAGAAACAAAACTCGGCTGATAAAACTAAATATAGTTTTAAGCCGAAACCGAGTAAGGCAGAAGAATCTGAACTAAATCGTCTCAGAAATGAGATGAAAAGTTTAAAAACTAAGATTCAGAAAGCTACTTCTAAAAAGAGTATGCGTCTAATTCCTAAACAGAAAGACCGTTTACCGGGTACGCTGCAGTGTAAAACTGGCGTTCTAAAATTGGTTATCCAACAGCTCATCGAGCAAGTGGGTAAACCAGAGTTGATAGTAAATTTTAACATTGAGAAGGCCATCGATGATGTCATCACAATGCATAATAATTTCATTACTCACTTAGGTATCAAATTTGGTACTAGTAAGTATAAACTTGTCCAACAGTATTGCGTCGCATTAATGGAGGGACAGGAATGGAAAACTATAAAGCCTGTTGACAGATTGTCAATAGGACTTGTAGATAAGTGGCCAAATGCCTTGGGCTCATTGAGACCATTATGGCACCAGGTGAGGGACCGTGGTCCTTTTGCCGTAGCCGGGGAACAGATAATCCGCACGCTTTTCAGCATGCAAAGGATTGTAGAAGATTTTCGCGAAATCGATATTGAAAACATCGAATATAAAGCGAATATCAACAAAGAATTTCTTAACGAGTTCAAGGAATTCGTTAGGAATAAATATCTTTCCTTTAATTTACTAAAGAAAGAGGGTGATCCTATCAAGGATTACATTGTAAAACCTCCTCTTAACTTCACTGCTAACGGGCCGAATAAGGCACCGAAGTGTGACTCAGCCGCCCTTGAAGCTCATATATTATTATATGATGAGTTGGGGAAACCTTTTGAAAGGTTGTGCGAGTTAACTGGAAACTTAGAGTATCTCAAGTTTCAGAAACACGTGGCTTCTTATTTTAGATATGACCAAAAAGGCGATAGAATCAAGGATTCTGCCTGGTCACCGGATAAACTGGGTGAAGATAAAGACAATAGTTTTTATCATTCGCCGAATGTAAATGTAGCAGACACTTATGTTTTACGTAAGCTTACTGCGGTCACTGATTCTGGTAATAAATCCAGAACGGTAGCTATACCTGATTACTGGACTCAGTGTTTATTAACACCTTTTGAGGACAGGGTAATAGAGGTACTTAAAATCATGTACCCGACATGCTCAAATATATTTGATCATGCGGGTGGTTTCGAGAAACTTAAAAAGTTCATTAGATCGGGTACCCGATCTACTGACGCTGTTTCCTGGACAGACACTTTTAGTGTAAGGTTCCAGAGCCCACACGTAGTGTGCCTCTTTGGTGAGGAGTTCAATGAGAACTGGTTGAAACTAGTAGTACGCTGTAAATGGTCGTTAAACGGCACGAGTAAGCTCGTGCGCTATTTGACCGGCCAAGGTATGGGAACAAAAGGTTCCTTTGCAATAGCCTCATTAGGCTATCTGTCATTAATAGAATTTTTATTAATCAAGAAATATCCTGATTTAATAAAAAGAGATGTAAACGGAGTCATTACCAATCTTGAAGAACTCTTCAATGAAGTGGGTGACGATCTGTGGAATCAGGATCCAATGGGTCTTATTCAACAGAGTCTTGTAGAGGATGCTGGTTTGAAAATCAACATCTCCAAGTCAAAGATTGCGACTGAGAGTAATCTAGTCGGTGAATTTGTTTCACGTAATCTAAATTTTGGAAACGACGTTTCCAGAATAAGTACTAATCTTTGTAAGAATGCCGAGGAGAATATATTCTACTTGACAAATCTTTTTATTCATATAAATGAAAGAGTCCCGTCTTTCGATTGGACATCATTTATTAAGAAAGTTTACAATCTTTCTAAAAACAGCAAACCCTTATTTCCTGACCATATATGGATCAGTTATTATAGGGCCTTAATTGTTGACAGAATTATTCGAAAGGATAATTCATTCAGTCAATTATTAATTGCTATTGAAGCTACGCTCCCCAAAACATTAATTGGGGGTGACCTTTTACAAAATCTAAGGACGAGATTGAAAATCAAGTCCGAAAAGGTTCTGCGGTTATCACTAACACTAATGGAGTGTGAATATATGTATTCGAGAATTATCTCTAGTGTAACTAGTAGTAAAGATTTCCTTGGAAAATTTCCCTTCGGAACATTTACTAAGGTATTAAACGGATCATATTTTAATATAGATTATATAAAAAATATGGATTCCTTTCACAACTTGTCTCAGTTGTATATGTACACTAAGATCAAGGAATCTGCCTCTCCAGCTCTTTTCAAGCTTTCGCTTGGGACCGATGCTGATATTCAGGCAACAAACCTGGATAGTGTATTATTAGTAGCAGAAATGCTACAAGAAACACTATCTGACATCTTCGATCAGTGCTTTTATGATAAAGAACAACGAAAGTTGAATCTTTCAATGAAAGTACGTATTGATAGAAGTTATTCTCTTCAAAAGGAATTATTCCATGAGAGAGAAAGGGAAGGACAGCTTCTATTAGAATGCTTACCCAACCTAGGTTTATTGTTTGACATGGATATGGAGACATTTCAACATACCATGAATAAAATGGATGATAGAGATTTCAGTACTGAAATCCCAAGTCATCAGACTTCGGAAAAGTCTACCCAAGACTAGGGTCATTACCGCCTCTGCAACCCCGTTGCAGAAATCGGACCGACAAGGTGTTTATAAAC